TGTTCGGATCACTACTAAGTAATCTGTTTGCCCCTAGTGATACCGTACCAGGGTTGAATATGACATACGCAGAAGCCTTGTCAAAAGGTCTTATTGCTCCATAAGGAAACATAATGGCACAGCAACAGATGAGTTTATTTGGACCTAGCCTAGCACAAGCACAGGCTTCGCTGGCTCAAGAGGATGAGGCAATCACTGCTAGATTAGCACAGCTTAGTCCTGAGCAGCAACTAACAAGGGTAGCCCTACAGGGTGGTAGACAAGCTGGTAGAGCTTTAGGTGGTTTGTTCGGTATTGAAGATCCTCGGTTGAAGGAAGCAGCACAGCAAGAAGCTATCTTCAAAGAACTGAAGGATAGTGGTGTTGACTTCACTAAACCGGATCAATTATACCCTGCGTTGATTAATGCTTATCAGTCCAGAGGTATGATTGACAAAGCTATCGTAGCCTCTGCTAAGTATGAAGACGTTAAGCAAACACAGCAAAGAGGTAGATTAACAGAGGCTCAGATTAAGTCTGCTGAAGGTACTGAGAAACGTGCTGAAGCAGCCGCTGGAAGAACTGAAGAAGAGTATGATTACAGGAAATCTCAGAGAGCTTTGGATGAAGCAACAAAGCAGTTAACTTTTGTTGCTAAGGTTCAGGATATCAATAGTCGTGGCGTAGCTGCTGAAGCAGCACAGATAGCTCTAGATAAGGCCAAAGCAGAGATGGAAGCAATGCCGTCAGGCTTCTATAAGAGACAGTATGAACTTAAACTAGAAAAGTTAGAAGCTGACATCAAAGCTGCTAAAGCCTTAGCTACTTACCGTGAGCGTGAAAGAGCACCAGAAAGTAAGCGTAAGATGGCTGAGATACCTATCCGTGATGAGCTGGGTACGATCGTTGGTAAAACTATTGTTTACAGTGATGGTACACGAGAAACTGTTATGGGTAATGCTGCTCCGTCTACAGAAGATACAGCCTCTCAGGCAGCTAAAGGTATCGTTCCAGGCTCTAACATAACGATGGAACAACTTATTGCAGAACGTAACCGTAGGAAACAACAACCTGGAGCTAAATAATGGCTATCAGTCCAGAGGCACTAAAGCTTCTTTCTGATACTGACCTAGATGCTCTCATAGCTGGTGATGTCCGCAAAGTATCAGATCAAGCACTGAACTTCCTCACTGGTAACATTGGTGCTGGTGAGGCTTTCTTAAGTAACGTAGAACGTGGTGTTACTGCTTCGATGCGTGGAGCAGGACAGCTTATTAGGCAAGCTGCTCCGTCAGCCTTTGAACAAACTGTAGCTCCTTCATCTCCTGAAGAAGTACAGCTACCACAGTTTACAGAAACCCCTGATGTAGAGCGTGAACGTCAAGCTAGGATGGCTAGAGAAGTACGTCCTGTAGCAGGCTATGGTGGTCTTATTACTGGTGCTGTAGCTGATCCTCTAAACCTTATCCCAGTAGCTAGAGCAACTAACGTAGCTAGGGGTATTGCTGGCGGTGCTACAGCAGGTGCATTAGCTGGTACGTTAGAACCTACATTCCAAGAGTTCGGAGATTCTAGACTACAGAACATCGCTGTTGGTACTGCCTTTGGTGGTGCTGTTGGTGGTTTAATCGGTAAGTTCTTTGGTAAAGAGTTAGACAATATCTCTAAAGGATTAAGGACCACTGATGAGGCTGCACCAACACCAGTCACTGCTGTAGAAGAACCACTAACAACACCGGCAACCTTCGAATCCCCTGAAGTACAAAGGATACTTGAAGAGTTAGGATCTACTGGTGCTACACCAAGACAGGCTGCACTACTAACAGAGCAGCCACCTAGACGAAGCCTTGCTGAAATTATGCAGCGAGAACAGGCTAGAATGGCTCCAGAAGAGCCTGTACAGCAAGAAGCTGCTCTACTACGTCCTATCGCTGAAGAAGCTCCTACAGGCCCTGTAGGGCTTGCTAGGGTTATGCAGATGGAGCAGCAAAGACTTGCTGAAGAACAACCCAATGTAGGTGCTTTACTTACTAAGAGGTCTGATGATTACTTTACACAGACTGCTAGAGTAGCGGATGAAGGTATATCTACACCGAAGGTACAACAACTAGCAAAAGATACTGGACAAGATATCCGTACTGTGTTAAGAGATGTTAAGGCTAGTGATGATGTATTGAAAGCTTTGGATGAAGCTAACATCACTCAGTTACCTAAGACATTTGATGAGGCGATTGATGTACTAGAGAATACGCCTTCACTAAGGAGAATACTAGATGCGTGTCTGTAATGCAGAGGCTGTTATCAGGGCTGTTGTACCACGATATAAGTGGCAAGACTTGTCCGATGCACAGCGGGAGAAGATATTTAGACTTGGTCCTGAAGCGTCTAAACATATCATGGAACGTGGTGACACCTTAGATGGTTTAACCATGAAGGATGTTTATGACAGCATTGGTGAACAGTTCCAACAAAGGATGAATGCAGCATCAAGGAATGTTGTACCTGACAAGAAAGTTATTGATAGTGTTGATAAGTTCTTAGCGAACAAAGATGTAGGGTTTGCTGGTGATTGGGTTAAGACAGCATGGTCTAAAGGCAAAGCATTCAATGCTGAAGAACTAGAGGTAGCTGCTAGAGGTTTCTCTCATGCAGTGAATACTGCTAATGATTCTGCATTACTGAAGTTGGTAGAGCAAGGTGATGAGGCCGCATTAGCTACTTTGGTACAAGCTCAGAACGATATCGTAGCTCTTCGTGCTGCATTGGAGGGGGCAGGCTCTGAAGTTGGTAGAGCACTGCGCTACATTCAGAATATACAGAAAGCACAGCAAGAGAATAAACTTATCAACAGTGTCTTTGGAGTTGGTCCATGCTAAAGGTCAGTGAGAATTGTAAGAAGTTCCTTCAAGACTTTGCTAGGATGCAGCTAGACGCTAAAGCATCAGGGTTAGCTAGTGAGGCTAACAAGTTATCGTCAGATGTAGTAAAGCTTGTGTCTACTAATCCTACATTGGCTAAGAAGATGCAAGAGTATTACGTCAATAGCTTAATCTCTGGGTTAGGTACACCAGTTGTTAACGTCTACTCAGCCTTCTTCAAAGGTGCAATAGCACCTTGGGAACGAATGATTGAATCTGTTGTTGAACGTGGTGTTGAAGGTAAGACTATCCGTGAAGGTTTGTCAATGTTCCCTGCTCTAGTGACATCGTTCGCTGAAGCATGGAGATTTGCTGGTAGAGGTTTTCTCAATGGTGCTCCGCTGGATCTAACCTATGCCGTTGGATCTAAGGATGTAAATAAGTTTCTTGAAAACTTTCGAACTAAAGCAATCGGTACAGGTAAGATCACTACCAATGCTGATGATACTGTAACCTATATTGAGCCATCTAAACCTGCTGAAGCACTAGGTGAACTTGTTCGATTACCTACCAGGGTATCTGTAGCTGTTGATGAATTCTCTAAAGCATTCTTCCGTAGGATGGAAATCAATGCATTGAAGTATCGCTATGCTTACGGTATGAGTGATGATCAGTTCCGTAAGATTAACATGAAAGATAATCCAGATGCAACTCCAGAAGAGATTGCTGCTGCTAGGCAGGATTTAGTATCTAAGCTACAAGCAATTGACTTTCAAGATGAGAACTGGATGACTAAGATGCGCATGGCTGGTCTTGAGAAAGAAGCAGCATCGATCACTCAGTTTGCTAAAGAGAATACATTCCAAGCAGATTTAGGTAAGGTTGGTAATACGCTGACAAAACTCAGGAACGACTATCCACTATTATCTTTTGTCATACCTTTCATTAAAACACCGATTAACATCACTAAAGATTTCTTCAGGTACACGCCAGGAAGTGCTTTAGCCTATGCCGGTACAGATAAGTTTTCGAATGTCACAGCAAAGAACTTAATGGGTCTTGCGACGATAACAAGCATCATTGGTTTGTCAGAATCTGATCTTGTTACTGGACATCATAGTGATAAGGAACGAGCTACCAAAGAAGCTGCTGGTATACCTGAGATGTCTATCAAGATAGGCGATACGTGGTATGACTACTCAAGGATTGAACCAGTATCATCTACACTAGGCTTTACATTAGATACGATGGCTCGCTACAAAGATCTTATACGAGACGGTAAAGACAAAGAAGCTAATAAACTAGTATCTAGTTTTATGTCTGTCATGAGAGACAATCTTGTTGAGAAGACATTCTTGGCTGGTATTGCTAACTTTGTCATGGCTGCAACAGACGCAGAGAGGTATGGTCCACAGATCCTAAACAATACAGTTGGTTCTCTAGTACCTGCTGCTGTCGGCTCTGTAGCACGTCTACAAGATCCTGTCAACAAAGAAGTAGATAGTGCTATTGCTTCATTGAAGAATCGTATACCAGGCTTAAGAGAAGAGTTACCAACGAAGTTTGACATCCTTGGTAAACCTAAGACAGTAGCACCAGGACAAGTACTTGGTTTAGCTGCTAGAGAAGCTGAACAGACACCAGTGCAGCAGCTACTTGACAATCCTTACTTGACAATACGTCCAGTGACAAAGAGGATGTATGGTATGGAATTAGATGCTGAACAGCTTAGTCGCTTACGTCAGCTTACTGGTGAGGCTGTAGAGCGAACACTAGCACCTAGAGTAGATGTTTTGAATCGTATCGAAGATCCTAGGGTCAGAGCTACCAGAATAGAGAAGATTGTAGAGAGGGCTAGAGAGACTGGTCGTAAACAGTTCATGGCTGAGAATATCAGAAACCCTGAATTTAGAGATGCTTTTGTTAAGTATCGTCAAGAGCAACGAGGTGTCTTTAAAGAAGAACTACCTAGATTTGATGTAGGGAGGTAATGATGTTTGAACTCATTGGTGCTCTTATCGGTGGTGTCTTTCGTCTAGCTCCAGAGGTCTTAAAGATCTTAGATAGGAAGTTTGAAAGAGAACATGAACTGAAGAAGTTAGATGTTGAAGTCTCCATTGCTAAGATGCAAGCAGAGTTTGCTCTACAGCAGGGACATCAACGTCTACAAGAGCATGAACTAGATGCTATCGGTGAAGCATTCAAACAACAAGCAGAGTCTGATAGCAAGGCTTGGAAGTGGGTAGCATCGCTATCTGCTTTGGTTAGACCAGCAGTGACATACTGGTTTGTAGCTTTCTACTCAGTTGTTAAAGCTGCTGGACTATACCTAGCTTTTCTTCAGGATGGTTCTTGGACAGCAGTGTTATTGTCAGGATGGACTGACTACGATGAAGGTATGCTGTCATTAATTTTAACTTTTTGGTTTGTTGGTAGGGTATGGGAATCAAAGAAGTAATCGCCATTGCTGAACCACTAATCAAGAGATTCGAAGGCTGGAGAAGTAAACCCTATCTGTGTAGTGCTAACGTCCCCACCATAGGTTGGGGATCTACCATGTATGAGAATGGTGATAGGGTTACCTTGGATGATCCTGAGATATCAAAAGAAAGAGGACAGGAATTGTTCGAACTTGATGCAGAGAGATTCCTACTTCAAGTCTACAAAGCCTGTCCAGTGTTGACGAAACACCCTAATAAAGCTGCTGCAATACTTAGCTGGACTTATAATCTAGGACCAGCTAGGCTTAGATCATCCACGATGCGAACAAGAATAAACCAAGAACGATGGGAGGAAGCTGTTCAAGAACTAAAGCGTTGGAATCTTGCAGCAGGTAAAGTAACCAAAGGCCTTGTTCTTCGTCGTGAAGCAGAGGCGACACTATTCTTCCTTAGCCCATCCAACAACAAAACTGAAGATACCGATGTTGACAAAGACAAAGAACCCTTCGAGAGGGACCTCCGCTCCGTCCTCGTCAGTTACGACAAAATCATCAGAGTAACAAATCCCTAACATGAATCCAGTTAGAAAAGACCAACCATAGATATTCGGCATAGTTTTCCTTAGTGACCTTTATAGACCCCTTTGCAGGGGTCTTTTTTTATCTATCTATATTTATCTGCTATTAGTTTACAGGTTGCTATGAAGTAGTCATTATCAAAGTCTCTTTTCATCATGTTAATATGTTTGTGAACTATCTGTATGTTTTCAACAATGTAATCTTTGTTGCTGTCTATTCTATCTACAGAGGCTGTATTTTCTAAAAAACTTATAGGACACCCTGATAAAGCACATAGTTTGTTTTGACTTTCAAACGCATTAGAAATATCTTCTAGTGTAATAAAGAACCCTATGTCTCGTGTTTTAGCATCCCTTCTTAACTTAGAGAACACTTTACCAGGGATATCCTTAAACCCACGCCAAGATGGGTTGTTCTCTTTCTTTACATCTCTTTTCAAAGATTTATTGTTTTGAGCTGTTCTACAAGAAGGACATAAAGAGTTGTTTCTTAATGCCTTATCAAATGTAGTTTTTCTTTTGTAAAAGACAAGTCTACCACAAGAACAGTTCCTAGCGTATAAAGTGGAAGTCGATGTTACACCATGTAATTTAACTTCCATTACAGATCACAAACACCGGAAACACAGGCCAGTTGTTGTGCTCCTTCAACATTGTCTTCGTTTTCTTTTAACTGATCCCAGTCAATGTCAACAGGCATTTGAGCTAACAAAGCGTTGTATTCTTCTTCTGTGCAATCCTGATAAGGTGCTTGTCGATATGTCCCTAAATCCATTGGCAGGAACGATACACCAGTACAGATATCAAAGTTGTCATACACCCAAGCCCCTACAGTAGGCCAATCATTCTCATTAACTGAGATAGTTACTGAAGGTTTATGTTCGCACCAGTGTAGCTGATAGATACGCCATAGGTTAAGGTGAGATATAGCATCAACATCATCCCTGGTGATAGCACCTTCAGGAGCCTTCATAGGAAATGAGAACACGGTAGTGCTATCTGGTCTCATCACACAAGGCTCACTAGGAATACCTTGTTCGATCATAAACGCCGTGAGAGGGTCTTTTTTATCTGATCGTACACGCCTGATGTAATACTGGGCATGTTGAGGATGAATGCCAGAAGCAGTGCCACAAAGCTGAGACACAGTACCAGAAGGCTTGACGCAAGTGATAGCAGCAGAGACAGGGATATCAAGAGCATTTGCTGTAACTTCATTAGCAACGATTGCTTCATTTCTTAACATCTCCAATCTTGCTGGTAACGCTTTATCATCAGGATCATTCAGTAGTTTATGATCATAGATACCTGTCAATGATACACCCAATAGACGCTCTTCAGACGTATTCTTTTCCCAGATCTTACGTAGGTATGGGAAGGTAGTCATTGTGCTCTGCCAAGTGCCTAGAACAGCCGCTACACGTACTTTGTACATCAAGTCTTGTAGAGTGTCCGTATCACGAACAATGACCTCTGTGAGGTTACAGAACTGGTAAGGACGAAGTATGATCTCTGAGCAAGGATTCGTACCGAAGTCATGGTTAGGATCTCTACGACCATTGATAGCTGCTTGCTTCTTCGATGCGTCTCTGTTAAAGATACCACGTTCACCTGAATGGCTTTCATAGATCGAACACCATTCACGCATAAACTGCCCTACAGAAGGCTTTACATCATACACAGCAGAGTTGTTGGCAAGGCTACGCTGTCCTTGTTGTTCCCACCATGCTCCTGCTTTAGCGTGTGCCATACGATCATCACTTAGATCGCTTAAAGATATCATCGCAGAACGCCGCACACCACCCACAACAACAACCTCCCCGATCTTGCACAGAATATCATGGCATTCAAGGGACGACAGACGACGATTTTTGGCCGCTTGGAACTTCCTAATAACAAACTTGAATAGTTCAACGAGGGGTTCTGGACCAGAAGCTCTGCCTCCAAAGGTCTTAAGTCTGGAGCCAGCAGGTCTAACTTTGGATACGTCCCATGTTGCAATTTCTCCAGCGTATAGTAAAGCAATGAGTTGTCGTAATGCTTTAGCCCAGCCCTCTTTGCTGTCGGATACCACGATAGTAGTTTTACTATCGAATAGCTGATCAGGGACTTCAGGGAGTTGATTAACATACTTAGCCTCTACAGAGAATCCTACACCAGTACCACAAAGAAGGATGTACATCGCTTCATCGAAGGACTTAGGATCATCAATAGGTAGATAACTACAGTTGTATCCAGCAATGTTCTGACGCTCCAGAGCCTCACCAGCAGTCATCATACAACGCATGGAAGGCATCACATCCATGTTACGAATAGCTTTCTCTACAGTCTTGTAGATATGCTGTGGGATCTCATACTTATGTTTGTCTAACAGTTGCTTCTTCATGAAAGCCATGTAGCGATCAACTGTTTCATCCCAATTCTCACGCCTTCCTTGTTCGTCAATGAAACGACTGTAACGGCTCTTGTGGATAAAACTTGAATAGTTATTCAACTTCATTCTTCTTCCTCTTCGGTGTCATCTAGTTCGTCAACAAGTTGGTCAAACATGGCTTCGATTCTGTCCTCAAACCTGTCTACCAGTTCTTCTGATGTTATCCCTAAGATCTCCATGAGTGAGATCTCATCCAGCCTCTTAAGTTTATCAAACAAGTCCAGAATCGTTAAAGCCATAGCTACTCCTTATAGTACTTCTTAATCACGGTATCATAGTTTGCAATCACATACTCCAGATAGTGTACTGCTTTCTCTAAATCTTCTCTACCATTCTTACGTTGATGTCGTTGGACATACTTAACAACATTAGCTAACCAAGGATCTAAGGACCATGCTGAGATAACATCCCAAGGTTGTAGTGTTGTTTCCTTGTAATGATTACCACCAACCTGTTTAGCTTGGTTTGAGTATTTCGGCAGCAATTGGTTCACTCCTTCTTTGTTGTTGCCATCCACCGCAGTCTTGGCACTGGTAACGCTGATACTTTCCGGTAAGGGACGTACTGAATCCACGCCTTTGTAGATTGATGCTACCACATCTTGTGCAGCTCCGATGATCCCCTGAGACGGAGATGTTCGGGTGGGTTCGAATCCAGGGAAGAAATCGCTCATAGACTTTTTCCAGTAAGATTACATCTTGTTTGTTGTACTGCTCCATGACTTCCCACGCTGCTTTGTCTTTGTTCATACACTTGATCCAAAGTTCAAAGCCTTCATGCTTAGTCTTCTGTCCTAGTCCTAATGCTCTAGCGACATAGTCCAGTTTGTTACTAGGAAACCTAAATTCCTTTCTAGCAGTCTTTAACAGGTCAATCTGATGGTAAGGTGCTGGAGGAGACATACCAGCCTCGAGGAACTCTTTATTAAGTGTTGGTATGTCAAACCTAGTTCCATTGTAATGTACCACAGCATCGCATTCATCTAAGAGACTATGGATCTTCTTTAGCATAGTCTTCTTACCGTTTAGGATGCTGCTGAACATTAACTGATCACCTTGATACCACTTAGCGGACCAACACAAAACACTACTGCTGTCTACGATCTGACTGATACTGATGTTCTGTTGAAACAAACCCCAGACATAAGCAGTGTTTGGTGCTGATTCAATATCAAGTAGCAGGATTCTCATCAGCTTCTGAGTCTGTGTCAGTGCTTACAGGATCATCATGTCCGAAGATGTTAACGATCTTTCCGAACTGATTAACAAACACTTTACCCTTGACATCGTAACCGTAGTAAGCACCAATAGCTTCACAGGCTGTTTCTAACAACTTAGGCCAAGCAATACCACTATCAAAGGTAACATTGATATCAACCATATGCTGTAGTGGAAAACCATAGTCAGCGTTGTGTTTTTTTCCTTCTTCATCTTCTTCTGACATTATCGACACATGAAAACTAATTTTACTGTTGCTCATCTTCATCTCCATTCATTAGGGCATCCCAGGCATTAGGGAATACTTCAGAGCAGGCTCGGCAGATGTTCTCTGCAACGATCCTTGTCTCTGCTTGGGCTTCCTTTGCTAACCTTAATTGACATACTCTAGCAAAGGCGTAAAGGCTCCCACTCCAATACCATTCAGTCATCATGGATTGGGGGAGAATCATCCTAGCCTGCTCAGGGCAAATACCTTCCTTAAGCATCAGCTCATACAATGTTACCATATAAGCAGTGTACTTGTCAACTGTTTCATTCCAGTCAGTGAAACTTTTTACAGGCTCTGACGAACTACCTTGCTTGACATTAGGTGCTTTACGTCTGAAGTAAGTAGGTTGGTAGAACTCTGGTTTACTGTCAACATAGCGTCTACTGACTTCATTCCAGGCTAGCCCTACTGTATGCTTCATCAACTGCCTAGCTACAAAGATTGGTGCTTTGATCCTGAACTGGATAAAGCAATGACTGAATGGACTCCAATGGTTGTGTTTAGCTAGATAGTTAATCAGCTTGATATCTTTAGGATCTAACACAGGTAAAGGAAAGTAATGATTGCTTTGCTCTGTGTCGTACCAATCAACAGCTTCTGACTCTTTATCGAAGCTAACACGGGCAGCATTGACAACTGTTAAGTCATCGCCCATGTGGTTTAGGTAATCAACCTTTATGTTTGCCATAGACTTTTCTCAATGTGGTTGCTAGTTTACTTTGCTCTACAGTCTTCTGTCGTTGCTGGATCTCATACAACTTAGCCTTTGATGCTAGCTCTATGAAGTGATCAAGATCAACAACAGCTAAAGGTGTAGATCTATTCTGCTTCAGAACCAGTAAAGGCTCTGTTTCTTTTCCTTCACAGTGCCGTATTGCTTGTTCGTAGTCGTTGAAGATAGCGATTCTTGCTCTGTTCTTGCATTCGATGCCGTAACGGAATCTCTCCAAAGCATTCGACGAGAGCCAGACATCCTCGCCCTGTGTACCCATTGGTGTACTTTTGCAGTCATGTTCGCTCAGATTAAAAGTATCTCTTAGTTTCTCAACTACTAGCTTTTGCAGTAGTCTTCCTTTGTTTTTTGCGCTTGAAGGCTTCAATATCGATCTCCGTCCATTGACTAATCCATGCTTTAGGAATGATCATCAATCCATTACACTCATCATCATGTATGGTGGCTGCGATGTGTACACAATCATTGTTCTCAAACGTCATGAACCCTATTGCTTTACACTTTGCAGTATCACCAACACCCTTCTTAGACCATCCTGAGCTGGCTACTGCATCAACCCATTCTAAGTAAACTATTGTGTCGGTGGTTGCCATAGCTCATCTTCCTGTCGTCTAATCCATAACAATTGACCATTCTCTATTACACGTTCTTGATTGTTATCGTAAGCCTTCAGCACAGCTTCATACATCTTTAGCTCTGTCTCAGCTTCAGCAAGGATCTTATCTGCTTTCTTAGGACCGATACCACGTAAGCCTTCGATGTTATCTACCTTGTCTCCAGTAAGGATTTGTCGGTAGAAGTTTTTAATAGCTTCTTTGTCGTCGATGTAATAACTCTCTTTCTTGATTGGATTGTAGTGATAACCAGGAATCATGTCTAAGTCTTTGTCAATGGTAACGATTACCGATTTGTCTCGTAAGCTCGTGGCATGGATTCCAATAGCATCATCAGCCTCTTGTCCGTCGACCACTCTGAAGTCCCAAGCAGTATGCAGGTACTCACGAAGGCGAGGAAGATGAATTGGCCTAGCTGCATCTTTTCTGTTTCCTTTGTAGGGTTGTGTCTTAGCAATGTCGTATCTAAAGTTATTAGATCCTGTCAGGTAGCCGACACAATCGTCAGAAGAGAGGTCTATAAAGACCAGCTCTTCCAACAACTCTGCCATGGTTTTGATGGCTACACTCTCAGTCTCTTCATTGCAGGCAAAGCCTACTCTGTAGCAGAGAATGTCACCATCAATGATTGGCAGTTTAGAGGACATCTTCCGTTTCTTCCTGATCCTGTTGTGGATTGGAACTATAAGTAACTAGGTCAGTAATGACTAGCTTCTTCAGTGACGGTGAAACACCTTTCTTATTCTTAAAGGACCAGCTATAAGCACCTAAGACGCATACAGCTTTGGTTCCATTACCGATATGAGCTAAGACCTCATCACCATTCTTATCTAATGCCTTGATGGTGTGGTTACTCTTAGCGGTAATAAAGAAGCCTTTACCTTCTTTGTTACGAACAGTGATACCCATATCCTCTAAAGCCCTTACAGCCTTCTCTGACAGGTTTGTCAGATCTACTTGATACTTACCAGACATGTCGTTAGGCTTGTCTAGGAAAGGCCACATAAGGGTTGCTTCGATACGTACAGGTTTGATATCCATAGTTTCCTCAGTTTAACTTTGCTTTATCAATCGCCATCATTGCCATGATGTCTGCTCTTACACTCTCCTCTGCTGATTGTGCAACAGAGTATAACAACGTAACCATCGTACCATTTGATACAAGTTTGTCAGTACTTATATCCATCAGTATATCACCATCATCACTCCTTGTAAAGCGAACAGTAACAGTTAGTTCATCGATCTTTAATGGATCGGTAATCATCAGTGTGTTTCCTTCCAGTTGTTTCCTACTTTGTATTCACCCGTTAGAGGACAACGTAAACCCAAGGTAACACCAGCCTTCTCAATAGCTGCTACAGCGAGTTTACCAACATCATCAGCGTACTGCTTAGGACATTCTATCTGCCATTCATCATGGACGTTAGCCACAAAGTGTGCAGGTATCTTATGTTTCTTCAGTGACTCATGTAGGTGGATCAGACCTTGCTTCATCGAGATCGCACCAGCTCCTTGAAGTAACGTGTTAAGTGCTGCGTGTTCCGACCGTACCCATAATCGACGACCGTCAAGGGCAGGTAAATACCCCTTCTCTGCATACCTGCTAACTTTATCTTTAAGTGTTTTGAGAGCTGGCGTATTCTTAAGGAAACGGGCGATGAGTTTCTTTCCTTCCTCGGCACTGCCTTGAGCAATTGATCCAATCTTAGCTGGCCCTGCTCCATAGAGAAAGGCATAGATAAACGTCTTTGCTTGCGCCCTACTCTCAAGACCAGCAGCGAGTTGGTTTTTAGTGTGGACATCCCCATTGATCACCTCCTTAGTGTACTCATCATCTTTCATGTAATGAGCTAACATACGTAGTTCTAACCCTGAAGCATCACAACCAACTAAGACATTGCCAGGATCTACAGTCCATACTTGTCTGCATATCTCACCATAGTCAGCATTGACAGCAGGAACCTGTGCCATATTAGGGCTGTGATGCGTCATGCGCCCTGTGACAGCACCATTAGTGATGACCTTACCGTGTACCCTACCATCATCAGCAACGTGCTCTAACCACGATGTAGCCTGTGCTATACGCTTCTGGATAAGTAGGTACTCAGCCATTGCCTTAGCCTCTGGATACGATAACTTAGACAGGATCACTTCATCAACCATTGGTTTACCTGTCTCAGTGAACTTATCAGGCTTCCATCCTAAAGATATCAGTCTACGTCCTATCTGATCTCTTGATCCTGGATTAAACACTTCGACATGATCCTTTAACTTCTTACCTGTCTTCTCACTGATACGCTCTGTAGTGATCGGTGGAAATATAGTCTGTAGTTCTTCCTCAATGTCAGATAACTTTGTCTTAAGATCAGAGACAAATGAAGTACATAGTGGTATATCAAGTTTGAATCCATGTCTTTCTTGCTGTGCAACGATAAACTGTACAGTATGTTCGAGGTCAATGCTTTGTGGTGAAAAGTCTTTAAGTTCTGTACATAGTTTACTATGCAGTTCACCAGTGAGGTTAACATCTTGGATACAGTACTCAATCATCTCTTGTGTCAGAGCAGTGAAGTCTTGGAATTCAATCTTGTGATTCCCTAATCTTTTCCCCCATGCTTCTAGACTGTGACCTCCTTCTATACTGGGATTCCATAGCCTCGACAGCACGAGCGTATCTGAGGCCTTCTTGAGTGGTATCGTAATGTTCCACAATCTCCGAAGGTGGTAACCGTCGAAGCTGATTAGATTGTGTCCGATCACTGTGTCGTAATCCTCTATAAGAGGCTTTAGTGTATTTGGATGAGTATGACATACCACCTCACTTGTTGTCAGATCCTTCGTGACTACGCAGAAGATAACAGTCTGTTCCATGTCTGTTTCGATGTCCAGCACTAAGCTCTTCATATTTATGTACCAGTTTCTGATAGTCTTCTAGCAGTGTATCATATTTCTTCTTTAGCTCTGCATGGTCAGCTAACAGCCTATCCATTACCCACATTAACCTTCTCCCCTGATGATGTCTGCTGCATCAGCATAACCTCTTCTTTCCAAGGCTTCAATACAGCGATCTAGTCTTTCTTCACTGGCTTGGAAGGCTACCATCTCAGCAAACTTCTCAAAGTCAAAGCGTTCACAATCCATGCGGTTGTTCCAGCATTGGCTCATCATGTCTCTAAGTGTTTGTTTCACTGCCGCTGTCCTTCCAATCAAAGTTCTGTGCTTTTTGATAAGCAAGTTTTATTGCTTCTTTGATACCCCACTGAATCAACATCTTAACCTCTTCTTCAGTTAGATCCAAGTGTAGTGTAGCTGTACCGTCATCATGCTCTTCAATGCTTTGTACATCAGCCATTATGGTCTCCTATCAGCATCTTGGGTAGCTTCTAAGTAGTCTGATGCTCTTCTGATCTCATTGATGATCTCTTCGAACGAACAAACTACTTCACCCATTGTAGACCCTGTACGTATCTGCTGTAAAGCAAATCGTTTCGTATCCTCTTTCAAATCTTCATAAGTCTTCATCTTGTGTGACCTCTGATAACCTTCCTGTTGAGTGGCTGTAATAGACGTTACAGGCTGGACCTGTGATGCCTGAAAAACGGTTCTTGAGTACCCTAATCCTGGTGGTATTGCGTTCACGTTCATCATCATGCTGTGCATTCCTTTCCATACCGATCACCATATCAGACAACTGTGCAATGCTACCAGATCCTCTAAGTTGACCTAGTGAAGTAGCTGCTCCTTCTTCATGGCCTTTACCATCTGGTCTCTTAAGATGGCTGACAATCAACAGTGCTATGCCTGTCTCCTGAACAATCATCCTAAGCTTGGTCATGATCTCATCTAATGCTTTACGTTCATCGCCAACATCGCCAGAACTGACGACAATACTAATATGATCCAACACAACAAAGCTACATCCGAGTCCTTTAGCCATGAATCTGACTCTTGATAGTATGTTGTCAATTGATGTACTCCCAAAATGATCAAAAAGATAAACCCTATTAGTGCCAAGAGTGTGCTCGAAGGCATCTCTAAACTCCTCATCAGTGTACGCTGTGTCAGGTAGATGCAGTGGCTTGTTCGCATGGATAGACATGATACCTTTAGCAGTGCGAACAGTAGACTCCTCCAAGAACATCAAGCCAATGTTGTCCTCAGTCTTACATAGGATGTGGTAAACAATCTCCCTAAGCACCTGTGATTTACCCAGTCCAGATCCTGCTGTAAACGTCACCAGTTCACCTTTACGGATGCCATAAGTCAAAGCATTAAGACCTTGCCAGGGATAGTCACAAGAGGCTTTAATGGCTGGTGTGTTGATCTCTTCCCAAAGCTTTGATCCTTCGATGATCCCATCAGGTACATAGACTTCAGCAGCAAACCAATCCTGGATATACTCCTTAATCATCTCATCTTTGAGATAGTCATTAGCATCCTTGTGTGGTTGCCTGTGCTTGACTATCTTAGCCTTAGCACCGAATAGATCCGCTACCTTCGTAGCAGCCTGCTTACCAACTTCATCAGCATCAAAGCTGATAACAATGGTTTCAAAAGAGTCAAGATATTCATAGTTGTCTTTGCAGTCCTTAATTGCTGATTGTGCGCCATTGCGTATGCTTACTACTGGATACCGCATACCATTCATTTGATAGACAGCAACAGCATCAAACTCACCTTCAGTAATGGTAATGCTCTTACCACCTTTAGGGAATAAATGCTGTCCGAACAAAGTAGCCTTAGACCAATCACCTTTGATAGTGCAGTCAGTCTTCATTGCATCATGTCTTACCTTGTATGCAGTGACCTTACCATCAGCATCACAGTAGGGAAAAGCTACACCACCCTCATCAGTGATCATCACACCAAAGGCTTTTAAGGCATCTCTGGAGAGGTTTCTTAGCGGTATAGACTGATACTTACCATCTAACATTGGAATCACCTTAGCAGACTTTGTATGCTTTTGTCTAAAGTTATCAACATCTTCAGACATTTTCGTATTCGTACCACAAGCAAAACAGTGTGACCAAGTCTCTCCTTTATCATTAACAGATACAGACAGTGCATCACTAGATCCACAATCATCACAGCCAACATGCGTGGCTAAGTAGTTCACTGATTAGCTCCTAAGTTAAAAGGGTTATGCCAACAGATACCAGTATTGTCCCTGGTGTTGTATCCACCTAATGAGTAAGATATCAAGTATTGATGATCATCCTTTCTAATATCCCTATCAACAGTGTAGTTATCCACTAACTTAGACATAGAGTCTCTGATCTGCTTAGAGGTCTTGTCAGGGAATGCCTCTAGGAGGTCTTCTAAGGTAGCATGACGGCCATGATTCTCTAGGTAGGCTACGTAGGGGTTAACCTTACGCTTTCGTGGCTGTATAAGCTTTCTCATACGTTGAACCCTTTAGCATTCAGAGCCTTAGTCAATTGCCTCATCATAAAGTAAAAACCATACTCTTGACATAAGCGAACAAAACGATTCAGTACATCATTGATGTTATGGTCTTCGTGCATATCTTCATACTCGCCTTTAGTGTAATCAAAGGCTTCTTCAGGTAAAAACTCATCATCAGGGTACATTTCGAACAATCCTTATGTTAAGCCCTACTGTACATAGGCTAAATAGTCTAAGTACTAAGTATATATTAAATATTATACATAGTATATACTTAGTACATAGCCTAAGTAGCCTACATAGCCTATATAGATTTAGGGTATCAGAAAAAAACAAAGTTGTCAAGTCATTCATCATCAATGTTACGTTTGCTTACAATATCATCATCTCCTTCATTGATCAATCGTACATTACCTACAGCAGCGATCTCATCTCGGACATACTTAAAACAATCATTGCATAAGTCAATGTACTGGTGTGTTCGAACACTACGCCTAGAGGCTTCATAGTCACTTAAGGCTTCGTTACAACTGAGACACCTCATTTTAGATCATCCTTCATAGCGTTAATCAGTGAAACAACCTTATGATACTGGATCATCTCTGCTTCTGCTTCTTTTGATGCAACATCGGAATAGTGACCTAATGCCAAGGCAATGTTAGCCTTTATTTGAAGCTCGATTAAGTACAGCAATTCATCTAACATCTCTTTAGTCATAGAATACCCTCTAGAATCGATTAAAACAGGCCTAGAAGCGATTATCTAGGCTAAGGTGGCACCTACCTACATTGGAGCATCTTCAATGCCTTGTAGAGCCTCTAATCGCTTAGCATGTTTAGACTGCCTAAGCTTAGACAATACGCTGGGATTAACCCAAGTATAATTAGGGAAAGGCCAGTTAGGATTATCAGCAGCATAGCGTATACAGACTAAGCCTTCAGCGTCTGGACCTTGGACAATCTCACATGGTTGATCATTGAATGTAAGGCTCATTTGGTAATCCTGTATTGTTTCCTGAATTCTATGGTATCAAGATCTGTAAAGGTTTCCCTATAGTGTTCTGCTAATTCAGTATCAGATAGATTATTGAAACCACCTTCAGAGAGAAAGCGAACAATCTCATCGTAGACCTCTGGGAACTTAACAGAGGCAACAGCATACTCCAACTCTTTAGCTGTACAGTCATACAGTACTTCAGACTTACGTAAAATGATCATGATTTAGCCTTTACATAGAGACAAAGGGCGATCATGTACGCTAACATAATCGCTGCAGCTTTCAGTGCATCCTTCATTCAACCCTACCAACAGCAGTGATGAAAGTAGCTTTACCTGTGGATTCTAGGCAGCAGGCATCAGAATATTGTACAGGTTGATCAAAATCAGCTGTAACAAAGGTACTGTACTTGTATGGGTTATACTTCAAGGGTGTACGATCATTAGACCCAGTTTCAATAGGCATTTGACTGAGTGTACCGACAACACCAGCGTGTACGTTTTTCTTACGCTCACGTAAAACTCGTTGTCTGCCAGCTTCAGATACTTTGTAGCGAACATTCTCCAACCATACAAAACGAGTATGTCGGATAACTAAACCTTTCTGCGGACCTTCCAAAGCCTTAACAGAAAAACACTTTTTATGTAGATTGAAGTATACGAAAACTTTCATGATTACTCTCCTGATAGGTCAACAATGGGGTTGATAGCGTATTCTGTCAATTCTGAAGTCTCAGCATACTCTTCAGCTTTCGCCAGTGTATCAAAGCGATCCAGGTGGGTTAAACCAGAATACTCTGGATAGCGATAAGTTAACAGATAACCGACAATCTTAAATTCCATGATAGCCTCACTTTATAACGGCAGCATCTTCCGGTGGTTTAATGTTATCTGGATCTTGAACTACAAATCGATTAGAAATCCTGATAGCAGTTGCACAGCTGCGGATTGATTCAATAAACTCGTTCATTTCGTAACGATTAGTAAATGTTCTATACCACCAAACACCTCCTGGGCGCTCATAATTTGTCGGAAGGAAAGCAAAAAATACTTGTTTCATGTTAAACCCCTATAGTGATAAGTAAATCATTGCAGCATACAGTGCACCGAACAATGCACCACCTAAGACTAAGATTACATCATTAGACTTTGACATGATTAACCCTTTGCAAGTTTAAGTCTAATGACTTTTGACATCTTTTGACCGTGGGCAGCATAGCCAATAATTGGTATTGATTTGTCCCAGCACTTCCGACACCCTTTACACTTTCCGCCTTGCTGATACGCTGGGCAGACACTAATGCTATCATCATTGTAGGATTCAGCAATAGTGCTAGACCAAGGTGCATCGAGTACTTCGCCGATAACAGAATCAGACGAACGACGAACAACCACATTCGGAAGTGCATCCATTTGTTCCAAGATTGCTTGATACTTAGGAAACTTATACATCCTAGTCGGCAACCAGTGTTTACACCATGGTGTGCGTTTCATGACCTCAAGCATTTTCTTTGCAAGCTTGATTGTGTACATGTCCCCAGAGTCGAACCACCGAAAGTAACGATCGGAGTCTAAGGCTTGCACCATGTCATCAACCCAATCATCACGCTGCCAGTCTTGTTTATTATGCTCACGTGGAGCTTTAACATTAGGATACAGATAATTGCCAGTAGTAGCATAGCAGCCAGCGCAGGCATCAACTAATTCGCCAGTGTAAACGTTGATACTACCCGAACAAGTATCCAAAGCTTGTAAACTCCAAGATCTAATCCCGTCAAGCTTGCTAGTGATTGATAATTTGAGCATGATATCCTCAAAGGTTAGTTGGACTCATCAGTATAGTATTAAACTATAGACCCTACACTTGGCAGGGTTTCGTCCTGGGTTAGATATATTGCTTACTTGTAATTTTCTCATGTCGGACAAAATCAATGTTAGTATTCCATACTGTGTAATCGCCTAGTTTTGGTCGACGGATCGTTGATCGGAAGACGCCTTTACTGATTAGGATGCCGTTGATTCTGCCATGCTTTGTGTACGCTGTTATAAATCTTGTATGCGATGTCTTCTTAACGATTGTCATAAGTTTCAATGCTTTGTAAGTTTGCTTGATTTCCTGGATCAGGTTTTTCATTTCGTTTGCTCCTTTGGTTTTGACTTAGCGATGTGCTTTGTCGATGTATCCATTATGCCTAGGTTTGCTATGCTTTGCAAGTCGTCATAGTGGCTCTAGAGGGTCCACCATAGATATCCCCCATTGTCAAGTGCCATTGGTCAGTCTATATCGTCCACTCGTCAGTCTATGATGACCATTCATCGGAGATATCGCTATAGTTTCTGAGCTGATGAACGGTAGATCTACGCAGATAAACGGTAGGGGGAGGGGGTAACAATGTTGTTCTAGCGTAGTAGCACCACAACAGCCTCAAAAAAGAGCAAAATAGACAATGCTAATGATAATCCATTACTATTAAGAAATCTCTTTAGAATCAATAGGTTATCTATATTGCCTCTGCGGAGCCTCTGACACCATGTTAATGGAGTCCCGCTGAAGCCTCTAAAGACTGTGCAATCTGTGCTGGATATGTTGTAATAACCCTACAGTAGTAGTCAAGGGTCTTTACAGCAATATCATTTGTATGCTACAATAAGTCTACTATGTAGAAACGATGAACAGAC